CAAAAGAAGAATCATTATATGTTCCTTGTAATTTTAATTTGTCTACAAAGTCTTCATTTAAAAGTCCTTCAATAACAGGAGTTTCATATGTTCCTCCTAATACCATTACAAGGTCAGGCTCAATTACTGATTGAATTAATAATTCAATTAATTTTTTATATGCAAAACTGTCTTTCCAACCTGCAGTAGTAATATAAACTTGAGATTTATTAACTACTTCATCTGGAATACGAATTCCGCAAGGTAAAAGTCTATCTACGTTAGTGGTAGGAATAATAACTTCATTAAGAATATCTCCATCAATAAGAACACATTCCTCCATTAATCCTCCAGTTCTACGCTGACCTCTAGAACTTTGACGAGCTGCAAGAATATTAATTTTTGAACCATTTTTAAATACATATTCTACATCATCTTTTGATTTTTTAGTTACACCACGCTCACGATTTAATTCATTATTAAGTGCAGGAATCAATTTACATAACTCTTCTATCTTAGCTATTGTAATACTTGCTGCTTGTTCTTTCAGTTATATTATCCTAAAGGCTTTTTATCCTTTAGTTCTTATACTTCTTTTTCGTATAAGCTTAGCATATCTTTTCACCCTCGTTTTACGTTAGGTTTGACTATTGGTGAGATAGTCTCAAGCATTCCTATATAATGCTGTGTTGCGGACTCGTGGATGGATTATATCTTTTCACCATCTATGCGTTTCCCCTGACTATAGTTCCTATAGCCTTCGGTTCGGATTAGCATCTCAGCCTTCCCGCTTAATTCCGCAATAATCATATATTAAATTTCTCTAATATACGGCAAAAATTTTTATTTTATTTTATGATACTTACTTCCATTTTGTATAAAGTCTAAATAGCTAGCATATTTTCTTTCTAAATAAATATTTGAATCTTTATATATCCAATTTAAAAAATTTAAAACATCATCATAAGCTCCAAAAACATATCGTTTAGCTCCATGTTTTCTATGAACATCAAAAATTTTATTATCTTTATTTATATTCTCAATAGAATTTAAAAATCCATTTATAAAATTTTCAGTTCCAATTATACCTATTTGAAAACAACTTTCTGTATTTGTAAACCATCCATCGCCATCAAAATACCCTCTTATAAAATGTCTAATTAAATGTTTTGGTACTTGTTTTTCATTTGGAAAATCAAGAATTAATGATTTTTTAGGAACGCACCCTTTATCTATTAAATCCTGTTTACATTGAGCACTCCTAAAACTCATTCTATAAGATTTTGTTCTTTCTCTATAGCTAATTTTATTAGTTATATTCATAAAATCTCTAAATTTTTCTATATGTTTTAAATCTTTTTCAGCAAGCCCCAATTCTATTTTATCTTCTTTAGAACCAACACTTCCATCCGCATATAAAAAACCTAGCCAATAAGCTTTTTCTTCAGTATCAATTATCTCAAAATTAGTTAGGACGTTTTTTGCACTCATTTTATGCTCCTCCTTACTTTAAAATTTATATTTTACCACCTGTAGTAATAAATAATTCACTATTAGGATAAAGGATACATCTTAACATTAAAACCAACATTGATAAAAATGATTTAGAGTAAGCACGAGGAAATGTTGCATATATATATCTATGACGCATAACTGAACGTAAAAAAATCCTTTGATAAAAATAAAATTTAAACTTGCAGTTTGGGTCGTCTCTTATCATAAAATCAATTAATAAATCAGGGTACTCTCTAAAAAAAGAAATTAAATTTCTCAAATTAGGGAGTTGTTCTCTTACTCTTTCTTCAGATAATCCTACTTTTTTACCATACGATTGCGATAGGGCTAATAAATTTTGCAAACTCATTCTTCTTCATAGACCTCCTTATCATGTTCTAAATCCTCTTCAATATTTGATAAATGTTTCATATAATCTTCATCAGTTACATCTTTTAATTTTCCACCATTTTTTCTTTTTTCTTCTCTTGCTTCATCCATTTGTCTACGTTGCTTCAAATAATCTTCAATTTGAGCAGATAGAGTAGTATCAGAATAAATTAAAGTTTTATTATATTCTTTTAAATCTTCAATAATTTTATCAACTTTATCAAGAGGCTCTTCTATAATAAATTTAGGAATAGCTCCGCCTTCTCGTTCACAATAGGCTACTAATTCTCCAACCGAATCTAAGAAATTATTATTTTGTTCTTTATTTTGAACCGCAGTAAATTTTGCGGATTTACGTAAGGATTCATATGTTCTAGATAATTTCTGAAAACCATCTAGGTCGCCGCAGTCAATTGCTTGATTCATTTTTAAATAAATTTTACAAATAACCAATAAAGTTCCTTCTGTATCAGAATCTTGAATATCAAAAGATTTCATCATTTCTTGATATTTTTTTTCAAGTTCTACCCATTCACTTGGTTTATATAAGCGACCCCATTTCATAGCTAACATAATTTTATCTTCCGCAGTAAGTTCATTTGCAGGGTCAACCAATTCATCCTCACTAATAAAATTTTGTTCATTATAAAAACCACTTGTAGCAACCGCATCTCTTGGAGCTTTATACGCCATTTCTTCATTTTGAGTCTCTGTGCTCATTAAAGTTTTATACTTAGCTTCTGAAATTTCTCCATTTTCATATTGTTGTCTAATTTCAGCTTCAAATTCTTTGGTTGCGGCTGCCGCAGCTTCACGCTTCTCCGCATTTAAAGCTTGCAATCTTTCAGTGTCCGCCCAACCATATTCTTTCCATTGTTTTAATTTCATTTTAGAAAGATATTTTCCAAACACTGACATTCCATTCATTCCAAATGGGTCTTTAGCATAAGCTTTGTCTCTTAATACATTCCATTCTTCTGGAAGATAGGGAACATCCATCATTTCTAATGCCCATAAAAATGTTTCTGGATTAAAATTATCTATATGCATTGTAAGGCACTTTTTACATAATTCAGTTTTTCTACCATCCTTATATGTATAAAAGTTTTTTTCATCCATTGTCTTTCCGCATTTTTGACAAGTGCTATCTGCCATATTATATCATCCTTTCTCTAGAGTTATACCCATAATATATGATGAGCATTTAATTTATTTTTACTTCCACATTTTATACATTTATAATTATCTCTTTTATAAACATTATTTCTCCATTGTTTATAATTATTTGAATCTCGATTATCATTTTCCTTAGAAATTCCACCTTGCCAATTCCAATGATTAGGTCCTTTATAAATAGAATGCAAATTTTTTAAATGACATTCTTGTGAACAATATTTATCTTCACTAGTACGGGCTGTAAATTTTTTCCCGCAAACTGGGCATATTCTAATTTTATTTTTTATATTATGAAATTTATTATAACATTCTCTACTACAAAATTTATTTGCATTTTTAGGTTGATTAGAGCTAAATTTTTTACCACAAATTTCACAAATATATTCTTTAGTATTTCGACTATGATATATATTATAACAATCTCTACAACAAAAATTATTTTTGCCCAATTTACTTTCATATTTTTCAAATTCTTTTCCACAAGTATCGCATTTAATTTTTATTTTTCCCATAATTTATAATTATCCTTTCTTTTGATATTTAATATTAAAAATAAAGATAAAGATAAAAATTTATTCTATTTTGTCCACACTTTTTACAGATGGAATATTATTTTTTTTGAGCTGGCTTTTTGTTGCGGCATGTCTTGCATATACTATAATAGCCGTCTTTACTTGTTTTATTCTTAGAAAAAAATCTATTATGAGCTAATTTAACTTGTCCGCATCTAGAACATTTTTTCCATTTTCCATACTCTTGAGTAGTATAATACCAAACTAAATATTCCTCTTGTGCTTTTTCAGAAATTAATTTAGGAATTTTATTTCTCCATAAAGAAGAAATATATTCTACAGAGTACTTAATTCCATGCTTTTCTTGTAATAAACTTTGAATTTCAATATTTTGTTTTCCATCAATTTTATAAATAAGTAAATCATAGTATAACGGGTAATCATTTTTTAATGTTCTATCTACTAAATTATCTAAAACTTCCATTAAAAAATATGAATCACTCCAAAACCTGCCATATGAATCTTCTTTTAATTTAGAATAATTACAAAGTAATGCAGAAATATGTTTTGGGTCAAAAAATGTTATAATTCCATCACTTTTTACTTCTCCATTTTCAGTAATAGTTATATTTTCATCTAATTGAACCTGATTAAAACTTTTAACTGCATTCATAAAATACATAGGTTGTCGATATGCATTTTTAATTACATATTGGTCTTGACGCATTTCAATTAATTGCTTTTTAAGTAAAAATTTCTTTTTACCAGTCGCAGCTTTAAATTGTTTTTCAACTAAATCTATAGCTTCACGTAATTGTTTTAATGCGGGAATATCATCAATATCTTTTTGAGTAATTGAAATTTTTGGAGTAAATATAATATTTTTATCATTTGCAATCATATTATAGATACCATCTTCTCCATTTTCAAGTCTTGCCGCGAGACCTTGAAAAGATGTTTCTCTCTTGTTTACAGTTACCATTCTATTATCTGTTAATATTTTTTTCTTTTTTCTTTCTTCTTTATCCATTGCAAAAATTATATAATCAGTTAAAATTTCTAAATATTTATTAGTAAGCTGTTCAGGAGGCGTTTCATCTACAATCTTTTTGACTAATTCATTACGTTCTTCTGGAGTTTCTAAAGAATAATCTAATTTTCGTGTAGGTTTAATATCTTCTTCTTGAATTTTGTCTTCAATAGATTCATCTAAATCTACATCTAAATTATCTTCATCTTCTTCTTCTTCTCCATAAAGAATACTTTTATCTTCTATCTCTGTCATAAAAGCTCTCCTTTCTATCTTTAATAATAGTATATCATAAAATTTTCGTTTTGTCAAACTAAATTAAAGTATAATAAATTGACAATTTTAATTTAAAATGTTATAATTATATTAAGAAAAGAAAAGAAAAAGAAATTGAGATTTTGTCAAACTAGATTAAAGTATAATAAATTGACAATTTTAATTTAAAATGTTATAATTATATTAAGAAAAGAAAAAAAAGAAATTGAGAGGTATAAAGAATGGCAGGAAAAAGAAATACCGCAATTAGAATGTCGAAGTGTCCGCTTCCAAAACCTAAGAAAATCGCTCAACGCGGGCTATATGAGATAATGAGTGGAACTAAACCGCGCAATTATGCAAAGAGGGTAGGATTATGATTTATACAACTTATTTTACAAAAGTTAAAGACCTTCCGCCTAATGTTATCCCTATTTCAATATGCGGAAAGGCGCCTGATGGATGGAAAGGACTAGAGTATAAAAAATTTGCACCTAAATGGAATTTTTTTAAAGTATGGAAGGAAACACATGATAATGATTATTATATAGAACATTATCAAAAAGAAGTTTTAGATACTTTAAATTTTATGAACGTAACTATTGAATTACAGATTAAAATACCTGAAGAAATCCGTGAAAAAATGACTGCTAGTGTAAGTAAAGACCCTAATTATCATATTGCATTAGTTTGTTATGAAAAGCCGCAAGATTTTTGTCATAGACATTTAGTTGCAAAATGGTTTGAAGAAAATGGAATTAAAGTAGAAGAATGGAGATATTAAAATGGAAAAAGCAGATATTCAGATGATGAGATGAGAGCAAAAGTTGAAACACTTTCTGTAGAAGAAAGAGAAGATTTAATTCAAAAATTAGGTGTTAGTCATTTAGTTTTTGAAAATTGGATGGGTGCAAAAGATAAGCTTGTTAATAGTAAAGTAAGAAATAAATGTTTACATTTACTTGGTATGCTTATGAATTATGATGAATTTAAAGCAACAGTAGGAATTTAAAAATTGTTATCGTGTTCCAATTTTGAAAATACTTTTGGAGATTTTTTAGTCGTGCCATAACACTTTTTTAAAATCAAATAAATTTTTTTCCCGAAATACACCCCCGCCCTTCTTAAAAAGGTATGTTGTGAACTTTAGTGGTTTTTATTGGGCTCTCCAATGCAAAAGACCGCCGCATTCCGCAACTTTATTTATTCTCTTTTGTTGACACAATTACATTGCAACAACCACATAAAACAAACAGGAACTCCAATGGTATTTTATTTTTGTCAACTAAATATTTTCTTTATTTGTTGCTTTTGTTATTATGTATTTGCTCGGCTCGCGAACAACCAATGCGAGCCGAGCCATCTTGTCAATAGTAATATTGCACAATTTTTTTCTATAAAATTTGTTTATTTTGCCTATTGTATTCATCCCGAAACGTGCTATAATATAATTAAAGAAAGGGAGGGATAAAAGAAAGCGAGGTAAACATTATGAAGAAAAAACATTTTGAGTATAAAGGTCAAATGATTAACTATTATAATAAAGTAAAGAACAATCCAAAAGTTAAAATGTGTTGTTGCTATTTTGGAGCTAATGAGGGTTATACAGTAGAATGGTGCTACTAAGAGCCTGAGTTAAGAGCAAGAGTAAAAGAATAAAAAGTTGTAAGAAAAGACTTGACAATGTAAAGCTTTAGTGTTATAATAAATACATAGAAAAGAGATAAGCACAACAAGAGCAAACAGAAAGAGGTTGAATATTATGATAAAAGAATATCAAGTGACATTAGTTTGTAGTACAGGACAGTATAAGCCAGTTAGTTGCATTGTTAAAAAAGATGATAATAGAATTGCGGAAGTCGGTCAAGACGCTTTTAAGGCAGAGTTAAAGAGAGATGGAGTGATTAAAATTTGTCAAAAAAGATATTGGACAAATGCAGATTTAAAAAAGTATTTTTATACAAGAGTAAAAATCAGAGAGTATGATAAAGAAAAAATTGAAAAAGAGAATGCCGAGAGGTATGAGCGTATTAAGAAAGAGCGTGGGTGGGCTTAACCCACGCAAAACTTTCTAAAAAAATGCTTGACAACGTAACACTTTGATGGTATAATAAAGGTATAAAGAAAGGAAAGAGAGGTAAAAGATTATGACAAGAGAAGAGATGATGGATAATGTTATTAGAAAGTTTGGTTTTGAGGTAAAAGAAACTATTAGTTTTTGCAGAATGTGTGAACGCGGAAACGTCGCTAATGAGCTCATTGAGGCGAGATACAAAGAACTCATGGAGCGGTAATTCCGCTCTTTTTTGATTTTTAAAATAATTTGTGTTATAATAATATTATAAAAAGAATAAAGGAAGGAGCAAGCCGATGAACAAAGTAAGCCTTAATGAATTAGCGGCATTGACCTTGGTACTTGGTAACGTGTCAGTAAAAGAGCTGATACAAAATGCAATGAAAAGCTTTGCAGAAGATAATAATACTAAGTCACAAGATAATGCAAACATTTATTCACAAGCTATTAATACATTCTTAATGCAATGCTTGTCAGCCGTTCACAATTGTGAGTGGCTCGGTTCGCTCTAAGGATACAGTATTTCAGATATTTTTTCTTGGGAATTGGGTAAAAGCTCGATAGAGCGACGTTCCCGCAATTCAATAAAAAAGTTTTAAAAATCTATTGACAACTGAATAAGAAAGTGCTATAATGTATTTGTAAGAAAGAGAAAGAGAGGTATTACAAATGTCAATGTTAGTAACTAAAAAAGAGGGTAAGGAAAGACTTGAAAAGTTTTTAATTGCAAATCAGTATCAGTTTACTATTAAACATTCAGATAGTGGTTGGCTATTTGTAATCGAGTGAAAGAGAGGTAAATAAAATGAGTAAATGTGCAGAGATTTTAGCGATGACAAGAGAAGAAAAAGAAAGAGAAATTTATAAAGAATTTTTCTTTGCGTCTGATGATTACATCGCAGACTTTCAGACTGATTGGGGTCAGATTTATAACACTATTCAAGATTGTGATGGAGATTTAAGTCAAGTGCCTGAACTTTATCTTGAATTGATTATTCGTTGGATTTACGATAACTATGAGAATTAAAATAGTAATGCAGTGAGAGGTTGAAAAACCTCTCATTTTTATTTGGCGGCGCGGTTTTGGCTGTTTCGCGCCGATTTGCGTGTCAATGGTAATGTTGCACAAATTTTTGTTGAGATTTTTGTGCAATTTGTACATTGACTTTCTCCCGTAATGTGGTGTACTATAATCAAGAAGAGGGAAGAGCAAGAGCCAAGAGTACAGGTAGTAGGTTTCTTGACAAAGAGGTCGATTGCTTCGGAAAGGTTCTTACTTCCCTCGAAATTTTTCAAAAAAAATGAAAAAAGGTATTGACAAAATAGGCTCTACGTGTTATAATAAAATCATCAAAAGGAAAGAGGTACAGACAATGAACAAACAGACAATGATTAGAAATTATAGAAAATTTAGTGCGGCAGACGCTTACATTTTAGGTTTTATCTACAAACATCAGGTTTACATGGTAGAGGTTGCGGAAATCATGCCAAGATACATGAGAGTTGAACACGAAAGCTCTAAGAAAGGCGGTTGTGCTAAATTACAGTTAAGACTTCCTAAACAGTATCAAGAACAGTTGATCCGTAAAGGTGCAATTGCTATCGGTAGCGAAGAAATCTTAAATGGCGAGTATAATAAAGGTGTTGAATTTGAAAGAATTATCTCTGAAATGAATGGTGTTGAATTTAGAGGTAAAGACAATGTTCCTTTCTATGTAGAGGGCGATTTAAACATCAATGGTAAAGAAGTTCAAATTAAATTCAACGGTGCTCAAATAGTAGTTGAAAGAACTTTAAAAAAATTGCAGAAAAGGGCTTGACAAACAAGCCCATACCTGCTATAATAATTATAGAAACGGAGAGAGGAAGGCAACCTCAAAAAGGAAGTCGCAAGTTGACTAAGTAAGACCAAAGTACTCAATGTCCCGACCGCATGGTATCCTTGTTATGCGATATAGAAATGTGAACCAGAGCCCTCAAGCCTGAAGTAAAATGTGGGGATGCTGACAAGGAAATAAGGCTAAAAAGTTTTTAATGTAGACCCAAATGAAGAAGATGTAACAGACCATCCTAATGGACTTATTTAAGAAAGCCGAAAGGCTTTCTTCTTTTTGGCGTGCCGCTCTCTGTCGCCGCGGCACGAATTTTCTATTATAACATAGGTTGCAACTTTTGTCAAGAGAAAAATACAAAAATAATACACAAATCCGCATCCCGAAATTTGTGCAATATTGTCTATTGCTTTTGTACGGGTGTTGTGGTATTATAATTATAGAAAGAGAGAGGTACTACACAAAAGAAAAAAAATAAAAAATTTTTTCAAAAAGGTATTGACAAACATCAAAACATAATGTATAATTTAATTAAAGAAAAGGAAAAGAGAGGTAACAAAGATGATGAATGAAAGAACAAAAGTTTTAGTATTTGATATGGATGGTACAATCGCTGACCTTTATGGTGTGAATGGTTGGTTAGAAGATTTAAGAAGTGAAAATACAAGACCTTATACAGAGGCAAAACCAATGTATGATATGGACACTCTCGCAAGTATCCTCGGCTTACTTAGATACAATGGTTGGACAGTAGTTATCACAAGTTGGCTTGCTAAAGATAGCACAAAAGAATATGATGAAATGGTTAGACAGGCAAAAAGAGAATGGCTTGCAAGATACCAGTTTCCTTATGATGAAATCCACCTTGTAAAGTATGGCACAACAAAAGCCAACTGTACAAGAAGAAAAGGCGGTCGCCAGATTTTAGTTGATGATAATGAAAAAGTCCGCAAAGGTTGGACACTTGGCGAAACAATCAATGCAAATGAAAACATCCTTGAAAAGTTAGTTGAATTGTTAGTGGCTGAATACGAGTAAGCCACTAACAAAAAGAAAAAAGTAGTTGACAAGTCATGAAAATGGTGCTATAATAAAAATACAGAAAGAGAAAGAGAGGAAATAAAAATGAAAGTTGATTTAGGTCAAAAAGGTGGTAAAAAAATTACAACATTAAAATGTGGAGATTGTTTCTTGGCACAGAGAACCGCAGGCAAAGGAGAAGGGCTTTATATGATTGTAGATTCAAAGTCAGGACTAACTTATTCAAAACCGCACAGTATTTTTGCAGTAAATCTTGAAAGTGGTCAATTGAGAGTTTTTGATAATCAAATTGTAATTTCTCCAATTGAATGTTCGGTAAAATTTAGTTAAAAAAGTAGGGAGCATTTCTGCTCCCTTTTTTCTGTCGCGGCGTGCTCGCTCCTCGCACGCCGAATTTTCCATTATAACATACATTGGCAATTTTGTCAATTGACATTTCGCACAAAGATTCTTCTAACGGGCTCCCGCAATTCAGCATTTTGCACAAAAATAAAAATTTTTCAAAAACCGCTTGACATTTTGCTTTTGTAGATGTATAATAAATTTAGAAAGTGAGGTAAAAACTATGAAAGATGTTTACAAGCGTGAAACTGTAGTTGGCTTTACTTGTTATGATATTAACGCAAAATGTGTACACAATAAGCACAGAGCCAAAGACGCAAGAATGATTATTAGAATTGCAAGAAGAAAAAATAAAATAAAATTAAAAATAATGCTTGACAATTCAGACTTTGAATGATATAATAAATACATAAGTTAAGGAAAGAAAGAGGTAATCAAACAATGGCAAGAAGAAAAGAAATGTATTTAGTAATTGACACAGAAACCGCAAACAGTATTGAACAGCCTTTACCTTATGATATTGGTTATGCAGTATGTGATAGATTTGGTCACATTGTTTTAGAAAGAAGTTTTGTAGTGGCTGAAATCTTTTTAGACCATAAAGAAATGATGAAAAGTGCATATTTTGCAGAAAAAATTCCTCACTATTGGGAAGATATTAAAAATGGTACAAGAGAAATCAAGTCTATTTTCAATATTCGCAAACAGATTAAAGAGGATATGAAAAAATACAGAATTAAAAAAGTCGGTGCTTACAATATGGCTTTTGACAAAAGAGCATTAAATAATGTAATTAGATATTGTAGCAAATCTTTAATCAGATGGTTTTTCCCTTTTGGCACTGAATTTTTCTGTATTTGGTATTTAGCAACACAAACTTTATTACAACAAAAAACATTCTTTAAAATGGCAGAAAAAAATGGGTGGTTTTCTGAAAAAGGAAATTTATTAACTAATGCAGAAGTTACTTATAATTATATTAATAAAATGTCAGATTTTAAAGAAAATCATACAGGGCTTGAAGATGTAAGAATTGAAATTGAAATTATGGCTCATTGTTTTAGACAACATAGAAAAATGAATACTAATATAAATACTTCTTGTTGGAGATTAGTTCAAAAAGCCTATAAAGAATACAAGGTTGCCTAGTTGGGCAACCTTGCTTTGCCAATTACAAAGATAATCTTGAATGGTGTACAACAAAAGAAAATGCAGAACATGCAAGAGATATTTTAAAAATTTCTTACAATACAGAGAATGCCCATGAAGCACGAAAAATAAAAATCAATGTTTTAAATGAAAACAAAGAAATCATACAAACTTTTAATAGTATCAACGAATGTGCTAATTTTTATAATATAAAATATCAAACTATTCAATATTATTTAAAAACTCAAACCATGTGGAAAAAACAAAAAATATTTTTTGAGACCGCTTGACAAGAGAGAAGGAAGGTGATATAATGGCGGCCGGCGCCGGAATTTTGTCAAGATGGCAGATTAATCAAATTTTATGTGTGAATTTTGTGCATTTTGTCTATTGTATGTTTTCCTATAATGTGATATTATAATTATAGAAAGAGAGGTAAACAAAATGGCAAAAACACTTGAACAATTAGCAAAAGATATTTTTAAAGAATGTAAAGTCGAGGGCGAGGAAGTTACAATGGAAGAAGCCCTTGAAATGGCAAAAATGGAACTTGATGCCAAGGAGATTAAGAACTACACGCAAGCAACAGTTGAAAAGAAAAAGATTAAAAGAGAAATAAAACCAGATGAAGAAAAAGTTAGGTTAATAGAACTTTTTAACTATTGTTTGTTAGAGCCTGACAGAATTGATGATGATTTACCTTTTAAAATCGAAAATGTGTTTGTAAAAAATGCACAAAAAGAAATTGTTTTTAATGTCGGCGAAAATGAATACTCCCTTACTTTAACTAAGCACAGACCGCCCAAAAAATAGGGTGGTCTTTTTAGCGGCGCGCTTTCATTCGACGCGCGCCGAATTTGCCTAACCTTTTAGTATAGCACATTTTTTGTTCGCTGTCAAGTAGTAATTTTAACCAAATCTAGCTCCCGAAATTTGGGCATTTTTCCGACTTGCAATTTTTAAAAAATAATGATATAATAAATACATAGAAAAGGAAAACAACAAAAACACCACTTCAAAAAAAATAAAAAAAATGAAAAAAGTTGTTGACAAACCTTTTCAAGTATGTTATAATAAATACATAAGAAAGAGAAAGAGAGGTAACAAAAATGAGTAAGGTAGAATTTTTAAGAAAGTATCGCAATGACTATGCTTTTAGAGCCGAGTGCAAGACTAAAGGGATTAAGGTTATTCAGGATAATGTAATCTTTTTCAATCCTGATGGTACTGTTAAGGCGGTGGCAGGGGCTTACATCAAGTAAGCCCACCGCAAGAAAAAAAAATAAAAAAAATTTAAAAAAACTATTGACAACTAAATAAAGAAATGTTATAATAATAATGTAAAGAAAAACAAATAAAAATTCAAAGAAAGAAAGAGGTAATGATTATGGCAAATTCTAAGATGACTAAGAAAGATTGGTTCGCAACTATTAGAGCAATGGTAGAGGGTTCTGGTAATGAGAGAGAAGATGAAATTCTGGCTTTCATTGACCACGAGGTAGAACTGTTGGAAAAGAAGTCCAGCAAGAGTGGTCAGACCAAGACGCAGAAAGAGAATGTTGAGGTTGTTACCAAAATTGAGAACGCATTGCGTGAGGTTGGCAAGGCAGTTACTATCACTGAACTTCAGAGTGCTTCCGAGGAAATGGGTGCATACTCTAATCAGAAGTTGTCTGCCCTTTTGAAACAGATGGTGTCTAAGGGTACTGTTGTCAGAACCGAGGACAAGAAAAAGGCTTACTTCTCCCTTGCGGAGTAAGCCTTACCCCAAAAGGTAAATAATGAATAATAGTGAGCCGCCTAAGTCTGTTTGATTGGGCGGCTCGCGCACTGCCCTTGCGAGCCGATTTGTGCAACTTGTATAGAATGTGAGATTTTTGATAAGAAAATTTGTGTAATATTACTACTTGCTTTTATCCCGAAATAATGCTATAATTTAAACATAGAAAGGAAAGAGAGGTAATTCAAATGAATACAAACTTATTAGTAATTTTTATTATTTTAAACATTTTAAATGTTATTATTCAGACAGTAAAATCTTTAGCAACAGTTAAATGTGGTAAAGGGGTTGCCGCACTTGTAAATGCAGTTGCGTATGGTCTTTACACTATTGTTACAGTTTATATGTTATGTGAACTTCCGCTGATGTGGAAAGCAGGTATTGTTGCTCTTTGTAATTTAGTTGGTGTGTTTGCAGTAAAGTGGGCAGAAGAAAAGGCTCGCAAAGATAAACTTTGGAAAGTTGAATTGACAGTAAAAGACTTTAGAACAAATGTTCTTCACAAAGAACTTACTGAAATGAATATTCCACACAATTACATTGAAAATGTAGGTAGTTATACAGTATTTAATATTTATTGTGCAACACAAAAGGAAAGTGCTTTTGTTAGAGATTTAGCACAGTATCATAAAGCAAAATTTTTTGTGAGTGAAAGTAAAAATCTTTAAAAAGTAGTTGACAAACAAAAGAAACTATGATATAATAAATATATAGAAAAGAGAAAGAGAGGTAACAATTATGACAAGAGTTGTTTATGTAGTAGGAGAAGAAAAGATTACAAGTTACGCAAAGGCTAAGGCAAGAGCAAATGAAACAGGTTTAACAATGAAAACCACCTATGAGCCTATAATTGAACAGTGTGCGGTTGACCCTAACTTAGTGGCACGAAGAATGAAAGCCATTAGGGAAAAAGCCCAGCAGAGAAAGAGCCATTAGGCTCTTTTTTTTATTAGCGGCCCGCGATGGGTTGCCGCGGGCCGAATTTTCCATTATACCATACATTGGCAATTTTGTCAAGTGAAAAGTTGCACAAAAATCTGGGTTTAAATCTCCCGAAATTTGTGCAAAATCCCATCTTGTATTTTTTCAAAAATTATTATATAATATAATTACAGAAAGGGAAAAGAAAAGAAATGGTAAGTCAATCGCCACTTCAAAAAAAAATAAAAAAAGTATTGACAAATAAAAAATCTTATGTTATAATAAATACATAAGAAAGAGATAACAAAAAACATTTTAAAAAAAGAAAGGTTGGGTTTGATTATGGCAAATTCTAAAATGACAAAGAAAGATTGGTTTGAAGTAGTAAAGGGTATTGTTATCGCAAGTGGCGATACAAGGGTTGATGAAATGGTTGCATTTATCGACCATGAGGTTGAGTTGCTGAACAAAAAGTCTGCAAAGTCTGGTCAGACTAAGACACAGAAAGAGAATGTTGGCATTATGGACACTATCAAAGAAGTTTTGGTTGATATGGGCAAGCCTGTAACCATTACTGAAATGCAGACTGATGAAAGACTGGCTGGCTTTAGCAATCAGAAGTTGTCTGCACTGGTAAAACAGTTGGTAGCAAAAAATGAGGTTGTCAGAACCGAAGATAAGAAAAAGGCATTTTTCTCTATCGCCTAAGAGGTTGGGGCGAAAGCCCCACTTCTAAGGGTGTGTAACTCAATGGTAGAGTAATCGGCTTTTAACCGATAGGCTGAAGGTTCGAGTCCCTCCACACCCATTTAATTTCTATATGTTTGACCTCCTTTCCTATGGGTGCGAGTAAAATCGCACCCAAAACTTTTTTAAATTTTCTATTGACATTTTTAAATTTTTTTGATATAATAATAATAGAAAAAAGGAAAGAAAAGAGGTTTGATATTATGAAGTATAATTTGAATGGTAAAACAATCAACATTCCCGATACTGATATTGAAAGAAGTATGAAATGTCTTGAGATTTCCAAAGATGAGGCTATTCAAATGTGGCTTGAAGATGAAGGCTATTTGGAAAATGAGGAACAAGAGGAACTCTGTCGCAAGGCTAAAGAAAATCGAGTGACCACAACAATTCATCAGGCTAAAGCAACAGAGCCAAAAAAGAAAACTCAAAAGGAAAGAGTGCGGAAAGAAAACCCAACAAAAGAAAAAGTAATTGCGGAAACCGCCGAAATGTTGCGACAATTTGCGGATAATGTGCAAATTTTGAATGTTGGCAAGTTAATTTCCTTTGAATTAGATGGAAAAAAGTTTGAATTTGACTTAAAACAGAAAAGAGAAAAGAAAGCCTAAAAAGTAGGCGGAAATGGGGCAGTTTTTGTGCAAACTGCCCTAAAATTGCATAAAAATGAATGAAAATCAGCAAAATTCACAAAGTTTTGCTGATTTTTTTGTGCAAAATTACTACTTGACTTTTAGGCGGAAATGTGCTAAAATTGGCGGGCCGATGTCTTTAGACATGGCCCGAACCCCAGTTCTACGCACCTATATGCAATTTTTCCATAGTTGTTTGACCTCTCAACTCTTTATCCCAGAATCCCGTAATATGGCACCTGCCGCCATTTGTTTGAACTTTACTTTTATAAAAAAATATGTTATAATATTAAAAAAAGACTTTTTTAAAACCGCAACAAAATTAGCCACGAAAATTTTAGCACTTTTTATACTTTCTTCCATCTTTCCACGAAAGTCTTATCTAAGCAAAATTTGAAACAATCCACATCCTTCACTAATAGTAAACTTCTCATGCCTCTCCCATTTGAATTTTATAAAAATTTTTGATATAATATTTATATAAGAAATGAAGAAAAAAAAATAAAACAAATTTAAAGGAGATATGGACAATGGTAGAAACAAAGATGACAAAGAAAGATTGGTTTGAAGTAATTAAAGGTATTGTAGAGGCTTCTGATAATGAAAACGCGGCTGGTGCCGTAGAATTTATTGATAAGCAGATGGAGTTGCTTGCAGCTAAGGCTGAAAAGGCTAAGGAGAGAGCTGCTAAGACTAAAGCAGAGGGCGATGAAATGAGAGCTGCAGTTCAGGCAGTGCTAACTGAAGAGCTTCAGACTATTGATGAAATCACTGCTCAGGTAGAGGGTGAGGAAATTACAAAAGCTAAGGTTACAGCTCGTTTAACTCAACTTGTTAAGGCAGAAGTTGCAACTAAGGATACTGTAAAGACTGAAGATGGTCGCAAGGTAACCGCGTATAAGCTTGCCTAAGATATGAATTTAAGGGTGGTGAAATTTCACCACCCTTTATTTGCATTTAATAAAAGGAGACTTTAGATGAATTATTGTATAAATTATAATCCACAAAAAGGATTTAAGTATCTTAATGAAATAAATGAAATCACTATTAATTATCGAAGAAAAGATACCAGTTTATTAGATTTTATGCTTCAGCATAAAGAACAACGAATTAATATTAAAATCAATGATGAACAGGATTTCTTAGATAATAATTGTATTGGCATTTTTGAAGGGATTAAACTTGAATATCCAGAATTAAATTTTGTATTATTATTTTCAGATAGAAATGAAGAATTATTAAATCAAGCAAAAGCAAGTGAAATAAAATATTTTTTTACAACCCTTATTAAAGATTGGGATAGTTTATATTATATAAAAAATTTAAAACCAACCGATATTTATATTGTAGAAGCTTTAGGTTTTGAGTTAGATGTAATATCTCAAATTTTACATAAAGAAAATATTAAAATTAGATGTTTTGCAAATGTGGCTCAATCAAGTTCAAAAGCAACTCCAGCTTTAAAACAATTTTTTATTAGACCTGAAGATATTGATTTTTATGAACCATATATTGATTGCATAGAATTTTTTGGACAAGAGGGAAAAGACCATACTTTAGAAATTTATTACAAAATATATAAATATGATAAAAAATGGTTTGGAAAATTAAATGAAATAATTATAGGCTTAAATTCTGATATTGATAGTCGTTTTATTTTACCTAAATTCGCGGAAAGACGATTAGGATGCGGAAAGCGTTGCTTAAAAGGCCGCCCATGCCAGATATGTGAAGCTATAGAGGGACTTTCCGCGACTTTAGAAAAAAATAATCTTATGATTACAGACTTTGAAAAATAATTGATTTTTAATGAAAAATATTATATAATATTTATATAAGAAAAGGAAGTGATTATAATGAGATTAAAAGGTTTAGAAAATATTGAAAATATTCTTAATAATTTTTTAAAAGAATTTGATTGCGAAGCAGAAATAAGTTCAGATTTTGCTTATTGGAGTGCAAAAAATTTAATTACAGTTGCTTTAACTGTTTCAGAATCAAACGACAAAGATTTTCAAGAGTTTTGTAAAAAGCTTGAACCTAATCTTCATTGTGACACTTTTCTTTTGTCTTTTTTTCATGAATTGGGACATCATGAGACCATAGATGAATGGGAAGATGATGAATATTTAGATATGGCAATTCAAAAAGAAAAAATAAATAAAATAAAAGTTAGTCAAAAGGAAAAGAATTTTATATATTTTAATATTCCTGATGAAAAAAGAGCTACTGAATGGGGATTAACCTATATGATGAAGCATCAACAAGAAGTAACATTATTATGGAATAATTTACAGCAGGCTATTTTAAAATTTTATAAGTTAAATGATATTCATTGACTTTTAAAAAAATTTATGATATAATTATTATATAATTAAGAGAAAGAGGTNNGGAGCAGAAAGTAAAGAAAAAATTACTCAGAAGATTTTAGAAACATTTCCTGGGTCTTTTATATATGAAAAAGAAATTAGAGTTCCTGTAATGGAAAATGGTGAACAGGTCCAGATTAAAGTAGTATTGACTTGTGCAAAAGTAAATGTTGAATGTGGTGGAGATGTGGCATTGCCTGGAGACGTGGGAGTGACTACCTCAACACCCGTAGTTTCTACGTCTGGAAATCTTCCAACGGAGCCTTCCGCAGAAGAAAAGAAAAATGTTCAAGACCTTTTAACTAAGTTAGGAATTTCGTAAGGAGGCATTTGGACAACATTAAATAAT